CGCCCCAGTATTCGTTGCCAATTTCGAAGGCGGCAATCTCCCCATCTCCATGAACCCCTCGGACCACATCGGTCACAAAATCATAGAGTTCATCACGGTCTAGTTCAGCATAGCGATCTCCATTTTCATCCGTATTTTCAGATAGGTAGTGCTTTGTTGGGATGACTATGGTTGTTGATATGCCAAGGTCTCCAGCAGTGGTAAGCCAGTCGTTTAATGGGACTAAGTCCACTTGGTCACCGGTCTTAGGGTCTATACCCGATGAATTGTTGGGGTTTGAGATATCGAAAAATTCTTCTGTAACCGATCCTCCAGGGAATCGTACTGTTTCGACGCCTAGTTCTTCGATCAAATCTTGGTATGATCCGTCACCATCCAAGGTGTCTCTATGGAAAAGGAAATTCCCGCCGAATTGATCCTGAGTGAAGTTAGATCGAAACTCTGGGTTGGCATTGATCGCAGTTGGCATCACAGTTCTCCGGATGTGGGCATTGATGAGCCTGCGCTAAAATTACCAATAAAACGGAAACGATCTAATTTAATTAAACTTATATTTATTCTGGCAAATTAACCAATTTGATTTTGTGACTTTTGTGATTTTTTGACGGAAGTGAACCTCCTGCGATGAGGGAGAGGTGATAAGATTTTACGAGACCAAGGGATGGCGAGGCATAGATATTAAAAAATCTCCCCAAATATACCGCATGGAGCGTGCTCCTCTTGATGGCACTGAGATACTGATTTTTGTGAACAACACCTTCAGGAGGGCCAAATACTCGTCCGTGTGTGAGCCTCATGAGGAAACGGTCAACTTGTCGTACATCGCTAAACGCGATTCTGGTTGCTGGGTTTTAATTGATGATATGGGGCGGATGATCCCCGGCTGTACTGTTTCCGAAGAAGAACCTCACGGGTGGCTACCGTGGAGCGATTGATTGCCATGGAATTTTAAAGACCGAAGTCCCGCACAATGTGCGGGGCTTTTTGCTGCAGGCAACAAACTGGCGAGAGTGATCGCGCACAGCCATGGGGAGGTTGTAGATCCCTCTAGCAACTATGCTGCTTCAATCTTGTTTTGCATAAACAAAAACTGCGCAAATTCGGTTTTCCGCCATCACCTCCTCCCACTCAGCACCTCCACTTTACCACCACAGTCCAGAAGCGCACGCCGGTCCCGCGCCCACAGCAGCTCAACCTCCCTATCAGACAACCACCGCTCCGGCAGCAACACCGGCTCTGCGCAAGGATCGGTGTTTTTAACGGAGGTGGTTGAGGCGGCGCAGGCGTTGAGGGCCAAGGCAGCGAGGCACGGCAACAGGATCCGCATGGGCTTTCTCCTCGAGGGTTCTGGCAAGAGTGGCGCGGGCGCGCTCGCTGGCAATGCGGGCGCGATCCAGTTGATTGGCCCGCTCGATCTGCGCGAGCACGCGGGCTTGATAGCGGGCGCGACAGTCGGAGGCCCCGCGCTGATAGGCAAAGCCCGCGACCACGGCGATCAGCGCCAGGGCGGTGACTATGGTGATCACCCTCACGGCTCGAGCGCCTTCAAACACATGGCGCGTTCAGACATGCGCCGGTTGGTGAGCCCCCGGATTACCCGGCCACCTGCACGGTTCCAGCGGGGCAGCTCATTGCAGGCCCCGGTGAGATCGCCCACATTGGCTTTGCGCAGCAATGTGGAGCGGCAGGCGGCAGCGGGGCCGACATTATAGGTCCAGGACACCAGAGCCACCTTCATGCCAAGGGGCACATCAGCGGTGAGGCATCGATCCAGTGCCGCCTCATAGGCGATGATCTCGCGGGCCAGCATCGCGTCACATTCAGCTTTGCTGTAACTGTCACCGGGGCGCACGCCCTTGGTTTCGCCATAACAGACGGTCCAGACGCCAACGACATCGCGATAGGCGTCCGTCCGGAGGCCTTCCCATTGGCCGATAAAGCTGATCGCGGAGGCAAGAGCCACGCTGCCCCCGGCGAGCACGCCAATGGTGCGTTTGCGCACGGCCCCGCTTTCATCGCGCCGGAAGGCCGCCCAGAGGCCGGAGGTTGGTTGCACCAGAATGCGCGCCGGGATGGCGATGAGATTCACCAGGGCGGCGATCCCGGCAAAGACCAGGGGATCGAGATCCAGAAGATCCGGGCTAACCAGCGAGACAAAGACCGGCAGCACCGAGATCACAGCGGCAATAATCAACAGCCGCACAGACCAAGCGCTGGTGAGGGTGGTTTTCCAATTGGGGGTGAGTTTCATGGGGATCTCCATGGCAAAAGAGCCCGCAGGCGGGCTTGGGGTGTTTCAGAATGTTGGGAGGATCAGCGGATCGGCAGGCGTTCCATGCGCTCAAGCCGGTTGTCGATTTTGTTCAGGGTGGAGAGGATCAGCGACAGGCGCTCATCCTGGCGGGCAAGTGCGGTCTCATTGGCCCGTACCCGTGATGTGAGCGCCGCTTGGCGCGCTTCAGAGGCGGTGAGATCCACCCGCAGCCCGTTGATGGTCTGCGAGAGGGTAGCGGTCTCCCCGCGCAGGGTGGCCACCTGTAGGCCCACCCAAAGCCCTGCGCCCACAAGACCGCAGGCCACGGTCCAGGCGAGGGATTTGTTTAAGGTGATCCCACGGTCGCTGTTTTCAATCATTGCCATGTGCTGCTCTCAAATTGGCGTTGAAGGGAAGAGGTGTGGCGGTGAGCACAGAGCGATCATGAAGGCCAATAGCTATCCTCCGCAAAGTCTGCGGGGATCCCGTTGGGATCATCCTTCAGCACCCAGGACGCGCGCGAGACAGCCGAGATCAACGCGGCCCCCTTCATCCAAAGCTCATGCATCTGGGCGGGTGTGAGCGCGTGAACCACATTTGCGCCATCGCGGTATTGCATCAGGTCGGTGTTGCCGGCCTCAATCATCCCCTGGGCGATTGTGCCGAGCGCCAAGAGGTTCTGCCGGTCTGCTGCGTCCCCTTCGACCACAATGGTTGCGTTGTACCCCGTCACGGTGAAGGGCTGCATATGCAGACGCCGGTCGCGCTCTGCATTCACATCTGCCCCTGTCGGGGTTTTCGGCCTGATCGAGATAATGCTCATGCGACGGGCTCCTGCTCTGGTGCGGCGGGCTCTTCTTCTACCGCTTCGTCTTCAGGCGGCTTGGGCATCACAAAAGGGTTCTCAGAGCCGACGCCATAATCGGCGCCCACGCCATCGGTCAGATCCGCCTCATCGACGGCCCAGAGATCACGACCAGAGCGATCGGTCGGCACATCAGCAGCATCCAGGATCTTGAAAGGCCTGCCGTGCGGGACATCCTTGGCCGCGATCTCCTCAACCGTGAGACCAGACCCCAGCCACGGGATGAGAATGCAAATCCCGCCCTCATTATTTTGGTAGACGATACGTTTGTCAGTCATGGTTTGATCCTTACGCAAGAAAGGCGACAGAGATGTTGGGCACATCAATTGGGTTGCCATCACCCGCCGTAGTGACGAACCGATATGCTGACGCCGTTCGGGAAACGAGCCGCGTAAAGCCCCGCCCACTGATGGTCTCTTGATGGGTGATCAGTGGCGCATAGTTGGAATGCGGCATGTTGGTGATGAAGTTCACAGAGTAGTCACCAGCGCCGTTGTCGGTGATCGATGTGACATTGTGGGACGCACGAATTGTCGGGGTGCCGGTGCCATCGAAATTGACCCAAGCTCTCACCGCCTGATTTGCTGCAATGCTGTCAGCGGTGCGCAGCGGTGTCATGATTTGGTCGCTGCTGGTTCCGGCTTCAGCTTCTGATTTGGTCGCGATCCAGTCGCCTACAGCACGGTTGGCACCGATCGCGTCATTGGACAGCAGCTCGCCATGAACAAGGGCACCGTTTGATCTGGTTTCAAGCTTAGTGGCACCATCATAATACAACGCCACTCGCCCATTTTCAGTGGCGTGGATGACCCAATTTTCGTTTGCATCGTCGAACAAGCCAAAATTTGGTTGATCGGACCTTGCCATAAGGACCACTCTCCCAAGGATAGAATATCCAGACCACCCCCCCTTGGTGCCCTTGCTCTGTACAGACCCATATGAACCTGTGACCGTCTCAATACCGAGGCCATTTGTTCCAAACGAAAGAGGGCCGGTCATGATGCCACCTGTTTTGCGCAGGTAAAGGGTTGGATCAAACCCCACGATCTCGGCCGCCTCTTGTCGGCTGGCATTGGCGGCAGCAGCATAGGCTTGCGCCAGATCTCTGGCGGCTTCCGCACGCACGGCAGCAAGACTTTCGGTAAAGATCGCTGGAAGCCCCGCGACCTTCTGCCAATCGCCTGCAACCCGCTCGTAAACCCCAGCCTCTTCGGCGTCGCTGATGACCAAGGCAAACTTGCCATCCGCCACCGCCGGTCTCGCCTGCAACACCGCAAGGGTCTCGTTGAACGATGTGAGGCTGCCGCTCCCCGCGAGGCTTTCCGTTGCCCGCATCCAGGCCAGGAAGTCATCCCGTTCCGGAGCATGCGCTGATTGAGGAGGGTTCCCGTAGAGAACCCCCTCAGGTGTAAGTGCCACCATGATTGTCACCTATGCTGTAAATGTTTCCGAGGCCGACCAATCAGAGACACCAAGCCCGTTGGACCGGTTTCTGATTTGCACCTCATAGTCTTCGCCAGACACCAGATCTGACACATTGAGCGTTGTTTGCTCACTCCCCACCGCGATCTCCGTCCAGAGAGGCAGGAATGAGGGCCGTCGATAACGGATATCCTGAAGGTAAGCCGGGCTTTGCGCGTCCCACTCAAACGTGGCCGCGCCATTGCCTGCGGTCGCGACGTGGAAGCCTGACGGGACCGGCACGCCCGTTTGCCCTTCAACCGCCTCATATGTCGGGCGCGCAGGCTCCTCTGCCGCCGTAAATGCAAAGTCATCCGGCTGCACTGTATTGGCAGAGAGCGAGAACAGCCCGAGGCTTTCGCGCGCCATCTCCCCAACCTCAAGATAAAGATCCAGCCCCAGTTCAGGATGCACAAAGCGCACAAACCGATGCGCACGCCCCCCGGATCGGCCCCCGAGGATCTCATACCCCTTCATGCCGATGGTGCCCCTCACCTGATACTGAGCGTGTTTTGAGCGGGCCAAGCGCTTGTTGAGCCGGGCCGCCTGGAAGTGATTGGTGACCATGAAGATCTGCGGCTGATCCGTGACAGGCTTGGCCGCAATGCGCGCCACCCAGGCCCCGCTGGGGGTTTCCCGCCACCCATTGTCCGGCTCGGTATAAAGCGCTGCGACCTCATCAGGCGCATCGGCCCCATATTGACCCTCGGTGAGCTCAAACGACAGAAAGTCGTCAGGCCCCAACGTCAGCTCAGGCTCCAGCCAGCGCCCGACAGTGAAGCCAACTTTGCCATCCGTGCGATCATAGACAAAGGCATCACAGGCCGTGGCCAATTGTGCGCGGTGGGTCTCATAATCCTGCTCATCAGACAGCGTGCCATTCAGCTCCCATCTTTTGCGGGGAATGCCAGCCGCATCCGGCTCAACGAGATCACAGGCGTCTGCCTCATCCGCGATCTCATCCCAATCGACCTCCCGCCCCATGACATTGACGCACCAATCCGCAAACACCAGGGCCGCATTGGATGAGAACTTGTACTGACCGTCACGCGGATCATAGAGATCCTTCTTCCCATCCAGCACCGGCGAGTACTGCCACTGACGCCCCCCTGGAAACACCTGCGTGTAAGACTCGTTTGGCGGTCGCGCCGCCCAGATCACAGCCCCAGCCAGCCCCTCAAAGTCAAACTCTGAGGTGATCTCTGCAAAGGCGGCATCAAGACCGGCATGCACCGCTTGCCCGGGATCTCCGGTAAAGACATCAACGCGCCCATAGCCTGCAATTGGGCTTTCCAAGATATTGCTGGCGTTGGTGTCTGCCACATCGGTAAGGCTGACAATCCGCTCATCCAAACGATGCTGAACCACGCCTTTGATCGGATGCGCGGCGAGTATGGGAACATACCAGCGTTTGTCATTTGCAAACCCGGTAAATCCAACAGGGCCGCCCTTTCTCGTGCGCCCATAGACCCATTCCGCATAAGACACCGGCTGAGCAAAGTTCACCATGCGCTCAATCGGGGAGGCATTCGCCGCTGCAGGCGATGGGGCCAGTTTGGCGGCCAGGGCCGAAAGACCAATGGCGACCACAGTGCGCACCACAAACCCACCCACCAAAGTGCCCGCAAATGCAGCCCCTGAGGCATAGGCCGCCGTGGCTGCCAGTGCCGTGCTGGCCCCAACCCCAAGTGCGCCGCCCACAAAGGCCACAACAGGCGCCGCCTCCGCCGGTCGCGGCGAGAGCATGGTGGATCCCAGCAAGGCGGCGAACAACACACTACGCGTCATAGCCAACACCCCAGATGGCCAGGACCTCAAGAACACCCGCAGGCTTAATGGTGGTCGTGCCGCTGGGACCCTTGCAGCCCCAAGCCGTGCCCAACCAGATGCCACCGCAGGGCGCATGCCGCCCCTCACCATCGCGCAACATCAGCACAGCGACATCCCCCGGTGAGGGCAGGCTCACGCGCGGCAAACCTCCAATGGTGTCCAGGCAGGCTTCCACCGCGTCCACAGGATGGCGCAGAAAGCCGGTTTCACGCTGACAAGATCCGCGGCTGTCATAAACACCACGAATAGAGGCCGCGGGATCTTTCCCTGTGACCCGCAGCACCCAATCCGCCAGGCAGATCATGCAGTCCGTCTCGCCCCAGATGAATGGCTTGGCCATCCAGGCATGCAGCTCTTGATACAGTGGCGTCATCCGAACAGTTTTTCCTCTTCAAAATCCGTGGTGGGCATATGTTTGAGCGAGGGGTTGTCATGCCCGATCAGCTTGGCGTGCCCTTCGGTGTTGAGAACGATGCGCCGGGCGGCGCGCCGGTTTTCCGTCCAGGCCTCAAACCCCAGCGTGATGGATCGATCCTGAGCGCCGCTCACCCCAAAGGTCAGCGCGCGCATGGTGCGCTGCATCCACTGAACCGGGGCGACCTTGGGCGCATAGAACTCCTCAATCGAGGCGCAGGGCTGCACATAAAAGGTGATCTTGCGGCCCGCGATATAGGCAAAGCCCAGTGCTTTGACCTGCGCGATCAGATCGTCTGCATCGGGATCTTGAAAGAACGACAGGGTGACAGAGCCTTCCGGCGCTTGCCCGTCCAGCGCGCTTCCCAGGCTCGAGACCGAGGCGAGCTGCGTGCCGAACCACTGATCCCCGTTGACGTCAACAAAGACCCCATCCGTGCCAATGATAAAGCGAGCGGGCCCGTCTGGCGTTTCAATAGCGCAGAGATCCAGGCCACCTTTGAGAGTACCACTGGGATCAAAGCCCTCGGGAAAGAAGCTCATCGGTTCAATACCTCTCGAAAGCTCAACCTGGGGCGGGACACCATCGCCAAACCATAGCTGCTGCGCCCCATTCCCTCCTCGACGGCCTCAAAAAGCCCCTGTCCCTGCAGTCGGATCGGGTCTCCCTTGGCAATCGCGACCCGCAGCGGCATCTGGATCTCCAGAGCGCACACATCACCGGCCCGCTCTTCAACGGATGTCACCACAAAGGGCCACATCTGGTGGCTCATGATTTGCCCCGGTCTGGGACTGTGTTCGGCACCAGAGATCACGATGCGCGTCGCCCCCGCCGGGGCGTCGCTATCGGCAAAGCACAGCGGGTCATGTGCAAAGCCAGTCCCGCTTGCGAACAGGCCACCATCTGCAAAGCCGAGCGGTTGTTGAGAGCGATCTCCGTCAAACCCCACCGGGTCGATCATGGTGAGCTTGTAGATCCCAAGCCGTCCCTGGGCTTGCGCGCGCACCGTGCGCCACATGGCCATCGCATCCGCATCCAAAAACAGACTGGGGGATCCGATCCAGCGCGGGAATTTGTTGAAGACAACGGCGGAGTTGCCGCCGGTGGTGTCGCCATTGGATTGGCCGCGCCAATCAATATCCCAATCCACCTCCACGAACCGCAACAGATCGTGAGGCACCGTCACAATGGGGCGTTTCATCAACCCTTCCTATTCAAGTGATTTTGCAAGTTTCCGGAGGTCTTGCGATCTTGCATTTGCATCGCCGCAGAGGAGGTCTGCACGGCAATGGCCCCGGCGATCTGCTCAACGGCAGCGCGCCAGTTTCCATCCTGATCGACAAAGACACGAATATCCGCAACGCCACCGCCAGAAAGCGCGCCTCTTGTGGCTTGTGCAGTTGAGACCCGCGCGCCGCGTGGCAAGTTGACCAGCTCCGGACCCCGCTCGCCCACAAGCGCAATCCCACCTGGTGCCGACAGCGTTCCATTGGCAAAGCCGGGAATATTCTCAAAGACATTGCCAAACAGAGAGCTGAACGCCTTGTTGGCAAAAGCCGTTGCCAGACTGGAGGCCACCTCGCTCAGCGCCTCCTTGAAGCTCTTGGCCCCCGTCACCAAACCTGCAAACGCCGACTGACCGGCGGATTTGACCGACTGCAACTCTTGCGCCAGCCCCTCCACCGCTTCAGAGGCACGTCCCGCACCTTTGCCGCCCTCGCTGCCAAGTGTCGTCAGAGACTCTGTCACCCGATCCGTCGCAATCGCGCCACTCTCGGATTCCTCGCGCGATTTGCGCATGGCCTCGCGCAGCGCTTCCATACTCGACAGCGGGCGTTGCGCGGCTTGCGCCAAGACATCCGCCCGCGCCCGGGCGGCATCCGCAGAGGCCAAATAGCCATCTGCCGCCGAGGTGGTCTCATAAGAGGCCGCGCGGGCTTTCACCGATGCCCCGTGCAAATCCTCCACAACCCATTTGAAGCCGGGAATCCCATTCATCGCACCCGCAAGATTGCGCAGGAAGATCGACCAGCGGGTCTGCAAGGTCGCAATCATCTCGTAAAAGCCACTGCTGACATGATCCCAGGTGGCACTCAGCGAGGCCCCCATCGAGGAGGCCCCAAGACCCATGCGCTCCCAGACCTCGCCTGCAACGGCTTTCATCAGCCGAAGCGCTTCACCAAACCCGCCCAAACGGCTGATCAGGCGTGACAACTGATAGACCAGCTCGCCCGCGCCAACGATCAAGGCACCGATCCCGGTGCGGATGAGCGCGCCCCGTAAAAACACCAGCGCCCCCGATAGGGTTGCCGTGGCCAGTTTGGCCGCCAGCAGGGCCGCCACATAGCGTGTGCCAAACCCAGCCACCGCCACGGCGAGATAGCTGCCCATCCGCTGCAAATTACTTGTGAGCCCATCGATCACGGCCCGCAGCGTGCCCCCCTCGCGCAGACTGTCCGTCATGGCCTTTGCCAGACGACCGAGGGCGGGCACCAAGGCTTGCGCCAACCGCTGGCTGGCATATTGGCTGACCAGCGCAAGGCGGGCGATGCGATCATTGGCCAGCTCAATCTCAGCCGCATCAACACCACGCACCGCCAAGCCGTAGTCTTCAATATCGGAGCGCGCCCGCCGGATAGCGTCACCGCCGCTCAGCATCAAAAGCACCATTTCCCGATTGCGCACGCCAAGATCGCGCAGCACCGCAGAGGCCTCACCCGTGCTCAGCCCCAATGCCATTATCCGATCCGCGATGCGCGCCAGCTTTTGATCCGCATCCGTATTCGCAAGATCCTGCACAGTGAGGCCCAAAGCATCCAGCGCCCGCTGGGCATTGCCAGATGTGCCGATTGCGGCAATCTCCTGATCAATGGTCTGAATGTCATTTGTCAGGCTCGACAGGCTGACACCCGCTTCCCCCGCCGCCAGCTCCAGCGCCCGAAACGCCCCAATGGACGCGCCCAGACGTCGCGCCGATTTGGCGGCCTTGTCGAGATCCCGCGCCCCCGCAAGGGCTGCAGCGGTGATTGCGCCCCCCGCCGCCGAGGCCGCAGCCGCGACAGCGAGGAACTGTTTCTTCATGCCCGCGAGAGGCGATTGAACCCGTTTGCTGCCCCGCTCGAATTTGGCGCTATCAAGCCCCAGGTTCACCCGCAGAGCGCCAATCACTGATTTTGTCATGTCACCTCATCAGCGCCCCAGGCGCGCGCAAGCGCCAGGACCATTGCCTTTTGCACCTCAGGCGGCTGCGGTTTGGCCGCAGCACCTTCTACGAATTGCGTAAAATCGGGGATCTGATCCGCCCGCATCAGGGCCGCGACATGCCACGCCAACCAGGACCGATCCCGCTGCTCACGCTGCAGCCGGTCTCGTGCCCCCTGCATCTGCGCGAAGTACAGACGAGGCGTCAGAGACCAGAAAGCCGCCGGATCAAACCCAGCGGCAACATAGGCCCGCAACAAAGCGAGATAATCTAGGCCGCGCTTCCCGCGACCGCCGGGCCGTTTCCCGCTGTATCGCCCTCATCCAGCTCTGGCGAGGCAGAGGCGATCACCCGCGAGACAGCATCAAGATCGGCGCTCAAGACACTGCCCGCATCCTTCAAGCTGGCATCCTCATGGTGGTGCTGCAGGAAGGCATGCATGATGTGGCGCAGGATGACAAAATCCACATTGTCCTCTTCCACCCCCTCAAAGGCATCAAGCGCATCCATGCCCGTCGCCTCTTGGAACGCGATCATCGCATTGAAGTCACAGCGCAGTTTCCAGATCTTGCCATCGGCAGAGACCTCGGTTTCTCCCAGGAATGAGTTCGCCATCATGCCACCGCCAATAGAGGCTTGCCGGAGGGTTTTACCGTCAGCGTTGCCGTCATCTTGTCATTGTTCAGCTCACCTGCCTCGAGGCCAGTGATCACTGCGAGGAACGTCAATGTGGTCGAGCCATCCGGCCAACCGATCTGGCACCATTGCTTGCCCGCATCAAAAGCCGCCACCAGCGTTTGATACACCGCTGGTGTGAAGTTCAGCACCATCTTGGCCTCGCCGGCCTTTTTGATTCCGGCAATGAACTCCTCAAACTGTTCGGGGCTCTTCAAATGCGTGGCATCGATGGCGTCGCGCGACAGCCCCGGTGGCGTGATGCTGGTCACTTCCGCAAGCGCCGGAAAGGGCCCGGCTTTTGCTTCGGCCATTCCAAAAGTCGAATTGTAGCCGATATCGGCTTGGGTCTCAGACATGAGCTGTCCTCCAGTTTACAAAAAAATCCAAGGAGACGCGGCAGGGCCGGTCTGCCTCATTTGATCCGCGTTCCGATGTGTCGCGATCCTCCATGAGAAACACGCCTCGAAAGCCGTCTTGCCGGTAGCCATCCAGCGTCAGCTTCACGGCTTGCGCCAGGGCTCTGGCCTCGCTGTAATGAAGGGCGTAGCAATCGACCTGCACCCGCCCTTGAAACAGACCGTCAGTGCCTTGCAGCGTATGCCCCTGAGTGCCGCCTACCCGGTGCAAGGCAATGGCCGGGTAGTCATCGCCTTGCGGGCGCGCACCCCAATCGACACGGTTGGCGCAGAGTGCGGCCACCGGGGCTGAGGCGCGCAAGATGGCGCGCAGTTCAATATGCATTGCTACATCCTTTTGGCCGCACGACGCTCAGCGCGGGCGATGGCCTTGGACAGCTCCGCCCAGAGATCCTCGCCCAAGCGCTTCAGCATGGCCTGGTGATCGCGGTCCCAGGCCGGGCGCGCCCAGGGCTGAGGGGCTTGGTGTTCGTTGCCGAACTCCGTGTTATGCGCCTGTGGCAGCGGACCAGCCCCCACAAACATCTCAACAGCCGCCCGGTCATCACGAAACATCCTGCGATGCTGGGCACGCTGGTGCGGGGAGAGCTTGTCACTCACCGCGATACTCTCCACCAGATCACCGTCTCCCCGAGGAGCCGCCAACCGCATCAGCTTGGCCATTGGCTCTGCCGAGGTCTTCAGCGCGCGGCGCAAGACACCTTTGCCTGCCGCCTTGCTCAGAGCGTCCAGTTCCTCTTCCAGCGCGCTGAAGCCCTCAACTTGCATCTCAAAAACCATCGCTAAACCTTCGCAACAGCCGTGATCTCGAGAGCATGATTACGCCCGCGACAGTTTTTGATACCGAGGATCGCGAACTCAGTGCCGCCGACTCGAATGAGATGTTGCGGTGTCAGACTCTGCGCAAATGCCCCATGACGTATTATGAAACGTGTCATCAACGACGCATCATACGCGCCGTTGCGCCATTTCTCCCCATCCGAGACATCTCGACGCGCAGCCCACATCGTTTCGCCAACTGGGATATGATCATTGCGACGCTGCATCCCGTCATCCACCTGGACGGGCTTGAGGAACTGAACCTTCACCTTCGACATTTATGCCTCCGCACAAATGCATGGACGCCGATAGCGGACCTGCCCAATCAAATGGCGCGCTTGGAACGATACGCGTGCGGCCTCTGGCTGATCCTCGATGGCGGTTTCTGCGTCCATCCATTCCTTTGCGATCAGAATGATTGCTCGGCGCAAGGTCCGCGTTTCCGGCGCATTAACTGCATGGCCGATAGTGGCCACCACACGCACGGTTTCGGCGGTAGGCTCCAAATCTGAGGCCAAAATGAGCTGTGGTTCATTTCGACCATCAACAAGACGATACTCACCCGCTGTCAGCAATGAGGTAGAGCCATCTGTCAAAACCACCTCGACCGTTTGGATCGACGACACTGGCGCACACGGCAGCCACCACCGTCGCCACGCACCTGCAGCGACGGTAAATTCATACAAGACCGGCGAGAATGCACGTCCTGTCGCGGTGAAGACCAATTGCTGCGCGGCTCCAATCAGCGCCGCAAGCGCGCCATCATCTTCAGCGTCCCCTTCATAGAGATGGACGGATCGCTTGAACTCTTCGATTGAGACGGCCAGTGGCAACTCGCCTTCACCCACGTACTGCATGCGTTACCTCGCCCGCCTTACTTCTTCGCGCCTTGTTTCGGCGGCTCACCAGAAGGCGATTTGGCCGTATCTTCGGTATTTTCGGCTGCCGGTTCTGTCGACACGCTGGCTGCAAGCTCTGCCTCACGCTGCGCAAGCGCATCTTCGCGCGCCTTCAAATCTGCCTCGCGGGTGTCGAGCTCGCCGCCCTTTGCCACAATCTCTGCCCGCGCATGCTCGATCATCTTCTGCGCTGCGGACGTGTCGACGCTCAGTGCAACAGTTTCCGCTTTGGCATTTGGGTCATAGGGTTTGCATACACCCTTGGGCCACGCGGCGACGGTCTCAGCCGTAAAGCCTGCGACATCACCTTTGACGTAGCGGCCATGTGTTTTCAGAAACTCAACAATTACTTTTTCCATTTCAGCAATCCTTGTCTTGTCGGGAGGGTTAAACCCCGGCGCTTGCCGCCGAGGTCACATCACGAATGTGGCGATCAGAGAGACCAGCCGACACCGTTGAGGCCTGCGATGGCCTCGTCGTGCATCGGGGCCATGTCGTGCTCTGCAATGGCCCGCATCAGGGTCAGATCGTTCTGGAAGGCCGACACCGTGTCGCCGGCTTGGTTTACAAAGGCGGCTTCGGTGCTGGATCCGAAAGAGATCTGCATCGCGTCGCCGATCATGATTTCCGCAAAATCTGCGAAGTAGATCTCGGTTTCATCGCCACCAGCGCCCAGGTTATCGGGGATCTGCGAGGTGGTGCGGATCGGATAGCCATGCAGCGTGCCGCTGTCATCGATGGACGGGAACACCTTGAAGCCATTGGGCCAACGCAGGCTTGCGAGGAAGTTCTTGGCCGAGGCGCGCATGATCCAACCGGGCGCGGCCATCGCGACATTTGCATCTTCGACCTTGCTCTTGATCCGGCGAATAGCAGCCTCAACCACCGCAGGATCGTTGCCCGCGACCGCAGCCTGCCAATGATCGGCCAACGCCCACTGGCGCAAACCTTTCGGCAGGTTCCCGGTGCCATCAAAGCGCAAGAAGGCCAGATCGTTTTTCAGCCCCATTTCGAGAATGATGCTGTCGCGGACCAAGATCGCAATGGAAGCACTAGAATGCCGCAACAGCGAATTGCCGATAGGAACCAGAGACGTGAGCTTGCGGAACTTCTCTTCCACTTTGTCGAAGGTCGGCTCGCTCTCGACAATCGCGGCATTCTCCGCACCGTAAGCCGCCGAGGCCGGAGTTGCCTGGCGCGCGTTGCGCAACTCGCCAGCGGGCATATCATGGATGCGCGCACCCGAGGCCCGCACCGTCACGCGTGGACGCAAGAGGCCGATCACCTGCTGAGCCTGCGGACGCGGCAGCGTAACGCCACCAGCGCTCTCTGTCGCACCAGACAGCGCCGCCGAAATCGCTGAATGACCCTCTTGCTCAAGCCGCGCAGCCGCACGGTCCCGGTCGCCACGCGCATTGATCAAGGCATGCGCCATGAACCCGACCTCAATCCCCTCATGCTCCGGGTCTTTGGGCGTTGCCATCGCGACTGGAGCCGCTGGAGGCGTGTCGATTTCGGATGTTGCAGTAGCAGCCTTCGCCCGTTCGACGGATTCAGCCCGTGTCACTTTGACCTGCAATGACTTGAACTCGCTTTCAGCGGCCTCAAATGCAGCAACAGCCGCTGCGAGCGCTTGGTCATCCGTGTCCTCAGCGGCCTCCAGATCTTCAATCGCCTTGGCTTTAACTTCCATGTCATCCGCCGATGCTTTCAGCATGCGGCGCAGATCGTTGATATCCATGTTTCTTTCTCCTTTTCACATGGAGGGCTGCACGCGCGCAGCCTAATTGGCCTCGCCGCATTCGCGCGAGGGGAACGCCGACCCTCACAGATCAGCGCAGATGGGAATGATTGAGGCTGTTAGAGAGAGGCCGAAGCCTGAGCGGCTGCTGCTTTGGCGTGATACGCCCGCGACCGGGTCTGCTTTTTCGGCGCGTAAAGACCGCCGACGCGCGACATGAACGAGGCTACAGTTTCGATCTGATCAACCAGACCTCGAGAAACTGCATCCTCATCCCAAAACACGTCACCGCCCATCTTGTCATCATCGGTGCGGCTCATACGCCCCGGCACATCGTCAACGGCAATGCCACGCCCCTGCGCTACAGCGCTGAGGAACTCCGCCTCCATCGCGTTAAGCCGGACCATCGAAATCGCCTTTCCCTCATCGGTGGAAAGATCGGGGCGCTTTGCCCCGGCATGCTCCGAGGTCAGAATATAGATCTGGTTGCCAGTCTCTCCGGGCTGCACTGGCTGATAGGCTGTCAGCATCGTTCCGACCGATCCTACCCAACTGCCAGGGCTGGCGCTCAGATCCTGACACTGGCTTGCAAGCCAATAGCCCGCTGACGCCGCCAAAGGATGCACCAAAGCATGCATGGGTTTCGCCGCCGCGCAGGCCTGAATAGCGGCCACCGCAGATTGAATGCCCATCACAGCCCCGCCTGGCGTATCGAAGAACAGTACAACCGCTT